CCAGAGAGACAGTTGTCCAAATCGCACAAGCCCCTCACCACAAATGGTGATACTTATTTGTGCACGACCTCACCCACTGGACTTACCCGAATCGGATGGACAATCGGGTCATGTTGGTTAAGCCAGCGCTCAAGGTGCAATTGAACGTCTGGCGACACGTCGAAAGCCTTCCAAAAGCTCAAGCGCGTCTGCACTGGCACAGCGACAGCAGACCGTCCAGTCGATCTCGCCTGCATGTTACCAGCGTACTCCACCTGCTCACCAAATATCTGCCTCCTTCCACGCCTATTCAAGATCTTACCCTTCGCACCAGCGCGGATCAACATGATGGCGAACTCCTGCAACACTGGCACCCCACTATTTAAGGCCAATTCCGCTTGGCCAATGGCGTCACACAGCGCGTGCCAGCGGTCGCACATGTTTCGAACACAAACCACATCCTTGGACATGAGTCTATCCGGGTATCGAACCATCCTCCACCCCTCGAAACAATATACGGGCCGACACTGACAGAAGTCAATGGCCTCAAATTCGTCCGTCGTTTCCATCTTCATCTGGAATCCATAGTTGTTGGCAATGACAGTGTCATCAAGCCTACCTAAATCACGCCTATTCACAATAACGACACTGTCGTCACCATCCAACAATATGTCAAATTCCGACACACCACAACGACGAAGCCACGCACGCAACATCATTAAATTAAGGACACAGTTTCCGAGGGCTGTATTGGGGTCCCCAGACATACGAGTACCACGTACTTTATACTTAATGCCATACTTAGTGCGGCCACGATTATTGATTTGCATAGATAACAACCAAGCGAAGCGACTATTGCCAGGCATGCATTTATTATAAAAATCATGTTCCAATTTTAACAGTGGTGTGTGCACGTGGGCATCCCACGCCTTAGCGTCGAGTAGAACAGCGACCGGATCACTAAAAGCCTCCCACTTCTCGCGAAGTAGTCTGGCCCTTTGAGATTGGTTAAGGCACTTGGCGATGTTACGTGTGCCACTAACTCCAAATCGCATAGCGCCGTAAAACTCATGCTCCACCGACTTAAGGCCAGCAGCCATGAGTGCCAGGTTGTACTCTGGACTACGGTATTGTATTGCACGACCAGCTTTGCCCTCGTCAAGCTTGGCGCTCTCGAACTTCTCAGCCTTGAGCATCATCTTGACTTGGGCATCATCCGCATCCACGTCACGATCACGCAGACGCTTCATTGCAAGCCAGTAACGCGCACGCTTATGCGCTGGCATGCGGTGAATAACCTTCTCGTATGACCATGTTTCCAAGGTCTCAAGTGGCATCGCCGCTACCATCTCAAACATCACCGACCGGAGTTCACTCAATCCGGCGTCAGACACGCGCACACTTGGATCGTCCAATAAATGTCGATTATGTAGGGATACAAGCTCGTTACACTGACAATCATCATGATCCTCAACACGCCACACAAAGCCGTCTAAATACATGCGCTTGGGTAAATCAACAATATCGTGTACGCCCCTACGATCTACGTGTACAATGCCACCAGGTACTTGGGTGATGGACGCTACAGGAACATTCCCAGCCGCTAGTCGGCCGTTGATCTCGAACACATAACGCTCCTGTTTCAGTGGCCCCAATGCCACATGAACCTGACAGCGTCCCAGCACCTGGTGGCTACCCTAACCTTGGCCGTCGCCCTGACTCGGAATAGCGCGTGGAGTCGCGCCAAACGTACGTCGGAGCCAAGCCATAAAGCCGCGTTTTGGAATCACTCCGTGCCGAGCCATTGCAACAGCACTCCACATGTTCTCTTGTGCCTCTCGACCCGCCATCAAATGCCAAGCCTCCAGCTCATATTTGGGCACAGTCATCACCGCGGCCACCGTGTTGGCAATGATCGCAGCGATCTCAACGTCACTGTACGCGCTAGTGTTAAACTTGTTGAACCAGCGATTGGCGGCATCACGCAAATAATGCATTGTCACCACATCACGGGATCTGAATAGCGCCATACGTGACAGGTGCCCAAACAACTCCTGATCTATTTCAGCGCCGCTTTCCGCCTTTCGCATTTCTTTGAATGTGATCCACCTCGGTTGGTAGACTTCTGGAGCGGCGCGTTTGATCGGCTTTCTGGCATCTTCCTCGTTTGGTCTTGCGCCGGGTGGTGAACTTGGCCCAGCCCGCCCTGGATGGACGACGACTGGCACCTCGACTTGCCTCCCAGGCTCTCCCACCAAACGGACGGCGGGGAGGACTTCCCTCTCCGGTATGTAGAGTCTGCGCTCTGTGAAGGGAACCCTTCCATGACCACAACGGGCGGCGGATAATCGGCCAACGAAGCCGTTTCCACCTTGAGTAGCATTTGCCACTCCTCCTTCGCAGTCACCAACAGCAACTCTTCCGCTCGCCGGCATAGTGGGTGCTCCCCCGACTGGCACAGACGATGGTAAGTCTGTGTAGATCTCTCCATAAACCAGTCTGTGAACACCGTCACCAACATCCCGAACGGGTGCTCCATTTCCACCTCCATGTGACAGGTCCTGTGACCCTCCCAACAATCCACGCGATGACACAGTGATACCAGTTGAGCCATCGGAACATTGGCTGGCCCCCCCAGTGGCACTTGATACACTGTTGCCCAGTGTGACCCGCGACGGTGGTCGTGCCCCGCCACCGTCGCGCTGTGAAAATCCTGAGCCGTCGGCCCAGGTTCCACCGAATGCAACTTGTACCCACCTACAGCACCGCGTTTCTTCTTTCCGCCTCTTGACCCACGACGATTGGCAGGTCGACGTGATGTTCCATTACCCGACTCAGCTCCTGGGTGAGTGACCGGAAGACCACTCTCCCCCCCACGTTGCTTTGTGCCGTGTTGACCAACATCCGCGACATCCGCCCCAAGGGTGACCCCCAGGTCTCCCTTCCCATCACCGCCTGTGCGTCTCGCGCTAGTTGTTCCTCGGCGATCTGGATCGCATATAGCGCCTCCTTGAGTCGCTGCTGCGCTCCCATCATCGCCATGCGCGTCTGTGGCGTCACGATGGAGTTGAACGCCTGCTCCCTGGCCTCCCTCGGTGACGTGGTGGTTGGTATCCACGCCGACGAGAGCTGGCCCGCCCACGTCGCGCCGACCAATCGATATGTCGACCAATCCGCGGATTGCGGCATCAAGGTCGGACATGTTGAACAAGGCAGCGGCCGCTTGGCCAGCTTGCCCCCCCCCAACATTTGATCTGTCATTGCTCATTGGGCTTTG